AGATGGAGGAGCGGTCTCAGCTGGACTTCAAGGCCAATATAACTATCAAGAATTCAACAAAGAAATATTGGATGAAGGTGTCATTGGCCGTATGGCTGGATTTGATATGTATCAAGTTCAGAACACTGTGACATCCGTGCGTTCTTCTATACCGGATGGAACCACAATTGGAACTCCAGTTGTTGCGACCACATCCGTGAGTGGAGATTCTTCAATTGCTATGAGCGGTTTTACGGTATCAACGACAGCAATTCTAAAGAAGGGGGCAATATTTACGGTAAGTGGGGTAGGCGCAGTAAATCCCATTACTCGTGTTCGAACTGGATTAATCCAGCAGTTTGTTGTTACTGCTGATGTTGATTCTGATAGTTCTGGGGATGCTGTTGTTCCAATTGCACCAACCATTATATTTGACTCAACTGATCCATACACCAATGTAACTGCATTGCCGACTTCCGGCGCAACTGTAACGGTAAATGGCTCACACACTGTCAATATCGCTTACCACCCAGAAGCATTCACTCTAGCCATGATAAAATTAGGCGAATATAATGATTCTGGCGCGTATATGAAGACGATGGTTGATAAAAAATCTAACGTTTCGATTAGAATGGTTCGTCAATATAATGTGCTTACTGACGTATTGGTTTATCGATTTGACGTGTTATATGGCGTGGAATGTTTCCCAGAATATGCATGTCGAGGTATGGGTAGCTACAACGGAAATTTCTAAATTAAAAGGGAAGGCTTAACTTAATCCTTCCCTAATTTTATTTTGGAGACATTTATGATTGAAGAAAGACGATGGATGTACCATGCAACTTTGGAACCAAACTTGTTTGAAGGATATGAAGTCGCTCAAAAATTGCTTGAAGGATGGGTGAAGTGGCCATGGGAAGTTGTAGAAAATAAAGCAAATAAAGAAATTCAGAAGTCCGTCAAGGAAGAAGTTGACGTATATATGCAAGAAGTTACAGAAATAGAATCATTACTAGAGGAAGTTGAGGAAGAGAAGTTAGGTCATATTACAGATACACAAAAAGAAAAAAATCATAACAAAAAACAGAGCGGAAACGCCAAATAGGTGATGCTATGTTAGCAGGAGATGTGATCAGAGAAGCATATTTACTCGCAGGTGTTCTTGCGCAAGGACAGGAGCCAGAGGGTTTTTATGCGATACGCGGTTTGCTTTATCTGAATCAAATATTAAGCCAGTGGGGTAAACAGAATGTATATGTGCCATACTCATCGACTTTGACAATCCCTATATTACCCACTGTGTACCAATACATAGTAAAGCCCGTCATCATAGAAATTCAAGAGGGGAATGTCACCTCTAGCAATGGGACGTTGACAAATATCAATATTTCGACGCCGAAAGAAGCGAATTTATTTAACTATGTAAATGGGAGTAGTGCACGCCCTCAATCTGTTTTTCTGAGCCAAGAACAAGTATTCCCTGATCCTACTTCGAGTGATCTAGGAAGTAAGATTTTGATTTATCCGAAACCTAATGCTAACTACACATTGACCCTGATGGTGAAGTATCAACTGCCAGAAGTTACTTTATTTGAAAACATGCTCAATTTTCCGCCTTACTATATGGAGCCGTTGATATATGAGCTAGCAAGAAAATTCATTAATTTTTTCAAAACAGTGCCTGGCGCAACTTTCAATGAGGATTATGAAAAACTGATGCTTGAGTTAAAGTCATCGACACCTCAGGATATGAGCATATTAGTTAAAAACGATTTTATGCCACATCGCCCATTCAAACCTTCTGGGTATCTATGGGGACCCTATGCGAATTGATTTCCCCGTTGTTGGACCATACGACAAGCAGCGTACAGTGCGCTTTAATGCAGAAGACAGCGTAAACTGGTACATCGTCATAGATGAGCGTGGGAAAAAGCCTCAAATGCTAGTCGGAACGCCTGGATTGCTACTTGCATATAACCTAGGTAGTGCCAGCTATCCTATTCGTCAGCTGGTTCAATACAACAATGATATTTACGCAGTGGCAGGAAATAGCGTTTATAAGAACCAGACACTTTTAGGAACGCTGGCAACGTTTGTTGGTTATGTGGATTTTGCGATTAATAATGCGGGCCAGATTGGGTTAGTTGATGGGGCATTTGGTTACATTATCGATACGGTTACAGTGACATTAGCAACAATTACAGCGCCAGCATTTCCATTATTTCCGGTGGGAATTGCATACCTAGATGGTTATTTCATTGTAGCGAATGGCAGCTCTACTCAATTTAATTTTAGCGCGCTAAACAATGGTTTTTCATGGGATACATTTGATTTTGAGCAGGTTCAGGCATATCAGGGTAATTTGGTAGGTGTTGCTGTTGTTAACCGTCGAATCTTCTTTTTCAAAACCACTTCAACAGAGGTTTGGTTTAATGAAGGGGGAGCTGGCAGCCCATTTCGCCGTGATAATAATTTAATCTTCAATTATGGATGTCTTGTCAACTCAACCATTGAATCTCAATATGGTGTGTTATTTTTTCTATCTCAAGACGAGAGCGGAATCTCATCTGTCATGGCATCAGATGGAATAAACGTTAAAAAAATTAGCTGGGAATCTATTGATGCACAGATCCATCAACTCACTGCCCCAGCAGATGTTTGCACTTACATTTATAAAGACGATGGCCATATTTTTTATGTAATGTCGTGGACAACAGATGACATAACTTTCGTATATGACGCGACAACAGATTCATGGCATCGCATGAAAATGCAGCCAAAAAAACCGATAGCTGATCAGCCAAACTCAGCTAAAACACGTCATTTGTCGCAGGTACATTGTTTTGCTAACAATCAGCACTACGTAGGAAGTTATAAGGACGGCGACATCTACACAATGTCACTGGCGTATGGGGATAATAATGGAGAGCCAATTAAGCGTGAGCGTGTTTTTAGACACTTTTCCTCAGAAAACTATAACTACAGACAAATTAATATGCTGCAGATTGACTTTCAAAGCGGCATTGGCTCCAACGCAGGGGTTGATAAATTCCCGCAGGCATATTTAAGTCTCTCCTACAATGATGGTCAGTCATTTGGGAATGAGATGAGTGCTCCGCTGGGGCGCTTAGGTTCATACACTACGCGTACTCTATGGCGAGTATTAGGGATTCACAGAGACTTTATTGCAAAAGTCAGTATTTATAGCGACGTAAAACCGATATACATGCTTGGTGGGGCGATTGATTATGAGGAATTAAGCCAATGACATTTTTAAAAGATTTACTAAATCCCCCAAGCGCTAATATGAACGATGAAGATAAGTATAACTTCTACAATACGATTGCAGTTGCGCTGGACAGACTCACATCTGTTTCAAATGCTTCGCAAACGCTTAATCCTAATTTTGCAACGCTTGGACCTGGTGGTATGACACCAGTTACCGAAACAGATGGCGACAATGCACAATTCATGCAAAATTGGTACGTCGTAGGGGCATCGCAAGCAACCTATGTGTTGACGCCAACCCAGTATCCCAACAACTCGACTGTTGCAAGCAGCTCTGCATTTTACGTTAACACGACCGTTTCAACTTACACCGGCAGTGGGCTTTATTTTTACCAGCGCCAAATGAACACCGTGAGAAAATACCAGCAGCAGTTTATCACCTTCACACTGAGCGTGAATAACAACCAAAGTAACGTTATTAAGTTGCGTTTCAACATCAATTCAAACTATGGGTCAAGCTCGGTATTAAACCAAGGTCCAGCGCTTTATTTACAGCCTGGTTGGAACATGATCACCACTACCCTGGAAACCGATAGTTTGAATGGCGTAACGGTAACATCCGGCAATTACACAGAGTTTCAATTGTCGTTCGAAGATTTAGATTTAGGAGTCGGTACAGTCAATTTTGATTTGTATTACATCAAGACAGAATTTGGGCAAATAGCAACACCACTTAACTAGGAGAGAGATATGTCATTAGCTGGAAACCTAATGGGTGATCAACAGCAAGCAGGACGTGACATCGCAAAAGGCTATCAAGATGCGCAAAGATACATGGATCCATTCTACCAAGGCGGTGTTGATTCGTACAATAAATACCGTGGGGTACTAGATACTATGGGTGGTCAGCTAGATCAATATGGCAATCCTGCGGAGTGGATGTGGGGGCAGATTAATCAAAATCCAGCGGACTACTATCAAACGTTAATGAAAGGCTACGATCAAACACCGCAGGCAAAATATGAGCAAGAGCAGATGATGAAAGCATCCCAACAAGGGGCGGCAGCCTCTGGTCTATTAGGTGGCGGCCAGTTTTTCAAAGACCTGCAAAATAACACAGCAGACATTACACGAAGAGATCAAGACCGGTATTTTAACAATATGCTAAATTCTAATAACCAACAGATGAATTATCTGGGTGACTATCGTGGCGTGCAGAATCAGTATCTAAATGGAATGAACGGAATGGCAAACATGGGTCAACAGGCTGCCGGTCAACAAGGGCAATATGCCATAGGGAAGGGAAATGCCAATGCGATGGCATCATCTGCTACTAATCCATGGGCAGATTTAGCAGGACGTGCAGGAGGCACTACCCTATCTTATTTATCTCAATAGAGGAGATAACTTGATGTCTTTTTTTGATCAATTTGATAAAGGCTACGATACCGGATTAAAGCTACAGTACGGAAAAAAGGATCGTGAATCTGCGTACAAAACTGGATTAGCGGAGTTAGCGATGCGTCAAGCCGAAGCGCAAAACGCACCTGAATTTTTTGGCAGTCGTGCAGGTCAAATGACGAACCAAAAAGGACTTACCGGACTTGAATTGCAGTATGCGCCTCAAAGATTTCAGATGGAGCAATCCTCAAATGGCCTAACCAATGCATTGCGACAAATGCAGATGCAGCAGATGAAACAAGAAATGGCAGCGAGTGGAGGCTTTAAACCTGATTCTACGATGGGGAAATTATTTATTGACTATCAAAAAGTGGCGCAAAAGTTTGGAATCGATAGTCCTGAGGCACAATCATTTAAAACCGCGTTAGACAGAGAAGCTAACGGTAAGGAAGGTATCACAGTTTTCGATCCGGTAACGGGAAACCCTCTCGTTTCCACTGGCAACAAGTCAAATGGTGGATTCGGTGGAGGAAGTTCTGGCACGTACATTGACCCGAAGACCGGAAAAATTACCGCATCTCCAACAACGCCCGCAAAGACGCGTGATTTCAGAACTGTCAGTGGAGGAGAAAACGTAGCGGCTTATTTATCGACAATACAAAAAGATTTGCCATTTGCATTTACTGGAAAAGATGAAATTAAGGGAAAATTTCAGGGGTTATCTAACAGGTTTTTAGGAACCGATTATGAATATCCTAGCAAATTAGCCGAGGGAAATGCTGCTATAACAACGATGGCAGAAGGGTTTCTTAATTCGTTTGGACTGAATTCTACAGGCGAAAACGTAACAAAGGCAGAAGCAATATTTAGGCCTATCAAAGGTGAAAGCGCAAATCAATGGCTAAAAAGAACTACTCGCCAAGGAGAGGAATTGTTAAACGTTATTGAGCGCGCAAAAGATCGATTGGCATCCAATCAAGAAGTTGGCCAATCTCAAATGCCTCAGTTTCAGCCAACCCCTGTGATGCCGCAGGCATACTCTATTCTAAATAATGGCGCTCCTATCACTAAAGAAATAGGGGGGAAAGTATATAATTTTGTAAATGGAGCATGGTACACACAATGACGCCAGTTACAGACCCTAAAATATTAGCGCAATTAAATGCGGACCAAACGCCGCCACAAAATTCAGGATTAGGAGAACCAGTTACAGACCCGCGTATATTGGCGCAACTTAACGGAGAAATGCCCCAAAAAAGCAAGTCTTTTATGGATGAACTTGGCTATGTAAACGAGTCTCTAGGAAAAGGACTGCGCCATGCAATTTCCGCGCCAGCGCAATTTGTGAATCCATTCATCGATTCGGTAGTCGGCAGTGATTTAACTGGCTCATTAAATAGAGCTAACCAAGAGAGAGACGAGGAATACTACAAAAAATACCCAGAAGGTGGGTATATTGGTCAGGCAATATCAGATGTTGGCGAATATTTGCCATCTATGTTTGTTGGTGGCGGACTTATGAAAGGAGCTGGCGCAGTTGCTGCGGGAGCCTCTAAAATTCCAGCTGCCTTAAAAGGTTTAGGTGGTTTGATAGGAAGAGGGGCTGGGGCTGGCGTATTAACATCGCCGTTGATTTATGACCAGGAATCTAAACTGTCTCCATTACAGAAAGCAGGGATTGGGGGTATTACAGGTGCAATTGGGGCGCCTCTGTTAGGTGGGTTAGGAAAAGGAACGGAACTTATCGGCAAAGCAGCTTCAAAAGGTAAAGACTGGTTATCTATAGCATTAACTCCCTCTAAAATAGCTGAAAAAAATATGTTAGGTGATATTGCCAATCCAGCAGAGGCGATAGCAAAGAAAGCAGCAGGAGAACGTATTGGCGTTAATTTAAGGCCATCTGAGGCATCTCAGAGCACGCTTGCTGCTGCTACAGAGGCAGACCTTGGTTATTCAAAAGAAGGGGCGAAACTGCTCGAACAGCAGGCTAAAATTCGCCAAGCAGAGGAGAAAGGTGCGATCTCTAATTTGCTGAATGAGATCACGCCAGATTCTAAAAATGTGAATGTGTCAGGTCAAACGCGTGACATTGCAAAACAAATACAAGAGGCGCGAGAAAATGCGGTATTGTCTCATGAGGGCAAAGGCATTGAGTCATTCATGAATAATCTTTCTCCTGGTGAACATGCAGACGTGGGCACATCTGCGCGTAAGATGGCAAAAGATATTCTGCAAAAAAAGCGTGACGCATTGAGCGAGCAGGCATCTCCACTGTATGAAGCGGCTTATGGGGAGACTGTAGCGCCAAATAAGTTAAATTCGCTCATGAAAAAGGATGGCACGATTGAAAAAGCAGTGCAGGATGTACTTAAAAACCCCGATTATAGAGCAGAATTACAAGGATATGCCCCAAATAGCATCAAAGTTTTAGACTTGGCTAAGCGTCAAATTGATTCACGAATTTCCGGTGCCAACCAAGCTGGTGATCGCGAGCAAGTGCGCCTATTAATGAAGGCAAAAGAACGCCTTGTTTCAGAAACCGACCAATATAGCCCTACCTATGCGAAAGCACGAGCAATTTATTCAGAGGGCGCAAAGCCAATCAGCGCATTGGAAAATAGCACCATTGGCCGTCTTTCTCAGCTAGATGATGCTCAGCTCAATAAGGCAACAAAAACACTATTTAACCCACAAGAAACCAATCTGCAAATATTGGCTAAAGCCCGCGATGAGATAGTTAAAGAAAATCCTGAACTTTGGAAAGGAATCGTACGAAGTGAAATGGAAAGACGTCTCGATAGAACCAATAACCCATTAAGTGGTGAAAATTTTTATAAACAGGTATTTGGTAAATCTGTTGACTATAAGCAATTCAAAGAGGCTGTAAAAGGTTTTCCTGAGCTGCAAAAAGAGATGGAAGCATTGCGTGCCCAATTTAAGAACAGCTCTCACAATATGAAATCTATTCGCGGAACAGACATTGCCAAAATATCACGTATGAATGACTCACAACTTAAAAATGTATCTAAAACGATCTTTGACCCAACGCAGACAGACCAGATGGCTTTTTCTAAAATTCGTGATTCTTTTGAGAAAGCCGATCCAAAGGTTTGGAATAACCTGACGCGTAATGAAATAGAACGTTTAATGGCTACGGTAAAAAACAACAGATATGGCTCAAAATTCTATAGCGCCGTCTTAGAAAACGATAATAAATTTAACCAGTTCCTAGAGGCCACAAAAAATAACCAGAAGGTGCATGATAAGCTGAAGGACATGCGAGAAGTTTTTAGGTCACTTATCAATACAAAAAATGCCAGAGAAGCATACAATAAAAGGGCAAATAAATTAGATGTTGGGCGTAATGCAGTCAGCATGGCACTTGGAATGGTTAAAAAGTTAATAGCCGGAGATTATGATAAGGCGGCTTTGAAAGTGGTATTTAGCAAAGATTGGGACAAATCTCTACATAAGGTTCATCAAATAAATAGCAAAGAAGGACGCGATTTGGGAATGCTAAATCTGCTGCGCTCGGTGGGTGGTGCTCTTCCTTCTATTGTGCAAGGATTAGTAAAATAGTATAATTTTTTACGTCCCCACATACGTTAATGTGCGAAATCCCTGGCATGGTACTGCCACAGTCTCCAACGACTCTAAAATTGAGTGTCTGCGCCCGCATCGCTGTAAAAATTGCGCGAAAATGAAGTTTTTTCTCATTATTTCGTGGAATTTTTATAGAGATGACTACTGCAAATTGGATACTTGCCCCTAGCGGCAGGTGGACTGCTCGTGATAAGGTCGGAAATGCTGCCGTAGGCGCGTTCGTCTTCACGTATGTTAATAAAACACGTACGCCAAAATCCACTGCGCAAGACCCTGCAGGACTGACCCTAAATACAAATCCTATACAATTAGATTCTGCTGGTGAGGCTCAGGTATACTGGCAAACTGACGAATACTATACTATTGAAATTTATAGTGTTAACAAGCTAAATCCTTCTGTTCCATTTGAACTCATTTACACTGAAGACAATTATCCTGTTACTGCTGCTGGGAGTGGTGGTGATATTACTATTGTTCAGTCATTCCCTAATCTGATTCGCAACCCTCAGTTTACATTATGGGGAAATGATGATTTGTTAAAGTCAGATACTGCGACAACAATGAATAGAATTGGGGTATCTACTGAATGTGCGCAAGATTGGTTTATAGTTAGAAATAATACTAATGCTCTATTGTCGTGCTCTAGACAACAATTTGCGCCAGGCCAAACTGATGTCCCTGGAAATCCTATCTATTTTCTGAATTTTCAAACCATATCTACTGGCGCTGGTGGCGAACAATCAAAAGCACTTGTACAAGATTTTTACTCTGTTACAACGCTACAAAACCAGCCAGTTTCGTTTGGGTTTTGGGCGCGTAGTATTTCATCTACTACAATTACCGCATCATTTTCTCAATATTTTGGAAGCGGTGGTTCTCCAAGCGCAAGTGTTACTGGCATAGGTCAAATTAGCTGCGCTTTAACATCCGATTGGCAATTTTTTAGTAGATCTACAACTATTAATACAATCAATGGAAAAAATATTGGAACTAATGGAGATGATCGACTTAGATTTAATATAGAATTTCCATTAAACATTAACTTTAATGTAGATATCGTAAATGTTGAGTTTCATAATTCGTCATCTCTTCCAACAAATTTCCCCTATTTAACAGTTAATGATCAGCAAAAATTAACCGATCATCTCGTAACAAATTCAACTTTTAAAACGGGTGACTTAAAAACAACAATACGTCCATATGCGGACGATGGGTGGTTGATTTTTGATGATTCTACGTTTGGTAGCAATTTTTCAGGGGCTACCCATGCTGACTCAAACACAATCTATCTATTTCAGCTGATTTGGAATCAAATCCCTAGCTCATTATGCACGATTTATAATAGCAATGGAACTATTGGTACCAGAGGGGCTGATGCAATCACAGACTTTAATGCTGATAAACGACTTGATCTCCCCCGCAGTGTGGGTAGAGTTCTAGTGAGCGCGGGAATTAGCTCTGATGTAAATATTACGCCATATCCGCTTGGAACTTATTTGGGGGTACAAAAAACAACTTTGATAGCAGCAAATCTTCCGCCGCATACGCATGAAACATATGCAATTGGCCTTGGTACATCTGATAACAAAGCATCAGCCACGAATCCTGGCAATACGCCACTTATAAATGGTGAAACTGGAACCGGTGCTACATTAGGCTTGAATTCAACACCGGTGAGTATTATGCAACCAACCTTATATGTAAATGTAATGATAAAAATTTAGGAGATAACTATGGCTTTACCAGCAGCCACTGTGTATGGAGTTGAGGGTTCAAAACCCGCAGCATCAATTGGAATTTTTTCTAAAAGAGGCGGTATTATTTTATCAACTGCCTTGGGAATTAATTTATTAGATCAGGATATCAATCAAACTTGGTCAGATTCATATTGCAAATTTGTGCATGTTGGTAGCGGCGGAAATTTAGTATACATAACGCCTGATAATCAGCTCGACTGTTTCCTAAGTTTAAAAGATGGTCAGATTGTTCCGCTTGTTGGGTCGTCAATTTTGACATCAGCTACTATCCAGGGAGTCACTGTTTCTACGACATGTAATGATATTACATGGCACGGAGGAGAATAGTGCAAATGCATAGTAGCGCGTGTGAATGGGAAATGATCGATATGGTGAATTATGTAATTACACCAACTCCACCGCCTGCGCAAGAATTTCGTGTAATAAATGATTTATCAGATGAACCACGTGTTATTAACGCGACAACCCAAGAGCCGAGGGTGACATAGAATGTCAAAAACAATTCCGCAATTAGACCCAGCAATATCATTAGCTGGTACAAATAAAATTGAAATATCTCAGTCAGATTCTCCTAGTTCAACGAGCGTGTACGGAACGCTGGATCAAGTAATTTCAGATGTTGTTAACCAAACTGCGCAAATTTCAGAATCTCAGGTTACCAATCTAACAGATGATTTGGCATCAAAATTGAGTTTATCTGGCGGGACGATGACAGGTGAATTAACATTAAATTCTGATCCAATTTCTGATCTTGAAGCAGCAACGAAACAATATGTTGATAACGCTAAAAATTCTGTCGATCTTCAAACAGCCTACAATAATTCATCTTCGCCACAAACGATTCTTTGTGCCGTTGGAGCTGGAGAAGGTTTTTTCATAAAAGACCCGACAAGCAATACTCTATTAGGTATATCAACCTTAGATAGTACGAATTATGAAATTTACTTAAATGCGCAAAGCGATGTGAAATTGGGAAATATTTCAAATGGCGGATATACGCAGTTTATGGGTAATAGCATTGTAAATTATGTTCCAACAGATTTTGGCGTTGATAATCCTAATTTCACATTTAATTTTTATAGTGACATCCCTACTATCACGGCTTGTTCTTCGGCTAATTTACAATCTGGGTTTTCTGATGAGTCAAGCAATCCTTCTGGGTTTTTTAAATTAACAGTAAAAGACCAAAATGTTGATAATAATATTTTATATGCGACGGGAACCGCTGGCGGTAATTCACCGCGCGTAGGTATTGATGGGCAATTAACAGTAGGAATACCCTATGGCTCATCATCCACCAAATATGCTCAACTACAATTAAATTCTACAACTCAAGGGTTTTTGCCAAATAGTCTTGACTCAACTCAAGAAAATAGTTTGGTATCCATGCTTGGTTCTAGTGAAGCGGGTCTTACCTGGTATAACCATATATATGGTGTACAATCATTTTGGGATGGCGCAGATAAACAACAACTGCTTTCTCTGAACAAAATCATTCAGGGCTCAAATATGATTATTACACCCAATGTAGATGGATCAGTAGTATTTGATTCCTCTGGTGGGGGAAGCCCTGGTACACAAGTACAGGGATCGTTTACTAGTTCTACCCCCTCAGTGACAACTGCTGTCAGCGCTATTAGTGATTTACCAATTGCCGTATCTCCTGGCGGATTTAATCCTGTAAATCCTGTTGGAACAAACGTCACTACGCAAATTGTCAGTGGCGTGACAACAGCTATTATTCAAAATACCGCAACTGGTGGCAGATGGTGTCAAGTTGATTTTGATTTGACAATGTATATTCCGTCTGGCTCAGGTCAAGAATATCGGTTTACTGTCTATACCAATACTGGTTTTACCCAATTTTTCAAAAGGTTCATTTTACAAGGTTCTACTCCGGCCTATAAAGACGTTAGCATTTGCGCGCCGATGGTTTATTTAAACACGAATGATTATGTGTATTTAACCGTTTCTGGCTCTGGCAGTTCACTTAATTTCAATGCTTACTATTTTAATGGTCGATTGATTGATACCACAATTGCGAGCCTGCCAGGAACAGGCGCATTACCACAAACGGGTAATAATTGGTATTTAACCCAAGACGGCGGCGCAACTCTAGCCAGCGCAACCGGGACAATAATCAATGGTAATTTAACTCAATTTAGTGGGACTGGCGGATTAATTGAAGATGCCGGAGTTGCGTTAAGTGATATTAGTTTTCAATATATTTATAACAACGCGGTTGCCGGGTATGTGGAAATTGATCTAACTTCAGCACCAACGGCTACATTTTCGATATATAACGGTGTTCCAAGCGACGGACAGCAAGATGTTATGACTGCCAGCAACAATGGTATTTATACTTTTTACGGCTTGGCATTCCGATCTAGCTCAGATAGCACTTGGTTTCGATTAAACTATTTGGGAGACGGTCCTACTGATCCGGTAAGTACAATTGCGCAACTTTATAGTACGCAATATGGCGCGATGTGGTATCCCGCTATGACGATAACACAAAGAGATGCAATTAATATAACGAGTGCATTGCCAGGCTGGGGAATTTATAATCTTGATCAAAATACACTTAATTTCTATGATGGCACTAATAAGAATCCTGTAGTAATTTTTGATGGGTCAACATCAAGCACATCTGGGAATCTTCCGCAATTTTCAAACACAAGCGGAAAGGTTATAGACTCTGGTATCATAGCGTCAAATGTTATTCAATCATCAGGAAGTTATAGTAATCCATCTTGGATAACTTCTTTAGCATCTTCAAAAATTACTGGTCTAAGTGCGAATAGTGTAGTTGTAACTAACAGTAGTGGAATTTTATCAACCTCTAATTCTGATATTCAGTTAGTAGTGCCTAATTTCGGCGGATTAAATTTAACAAATAATAATAGTCCGTTAACTGGTCAGCAAACGAATGTTGCTTTTAGTAGTTCTTTAAGCTATGGAAATTATATAAATTTTGGAAGTTTTGGCCCGTATATGGGGATTGATAATCCATCTAATGGAGTATTTCTTTCAGGGAATCTTCTTTTTGATGTTTCAGCTACGGGTTATGTTTATGCAAATGCAGCAGCTTCCGGCTTGCTTAAAGTAAACAACGCCGGCATACAGTTACAACATGCGGTTTCTGGCACAAGTGGAAGTACAGCAACGCTTATTACTGATTTTTATGTAGATACTTCAGGAAATGTTAATTTCCCACATTTGACGGCATCACAGCCAGCCGTTACAGATGGGTCTAAAAATTTAGTTTCAGCTGGATTTTCCACATCTTCCATTATTTTATCAAGTGGAGCATATGCTGATCCAGCTTGGATAACGTCATTAGACGGGTCAAAATTAACTGCATCATCTGTAGATTTAACTACAAAAGTTACAGGAATATTGCCGGGAGGAAATGGAGGGACGAATAATAGCTTTTTTCAAATCAGTGGGCCAAATACCTCGATAAAAACATTCACATTACCTAACGCATCCGCTTCAATATTGACTGACAATGCCGGAGTTACAGTAGGACAGGGTGGGACAGGTCAAACCACTTATACAAATGGACAATTATTGATCGGTAACACAACTGGCAATACGCTGACCAAAGCTACTTTGACTGGTACTACTAATCAAGTTAGCATTACCAATGGGGCGGGAAGTATTACATTGTCGTTACCACAAAACATTAATACTACGGCTTCTCCTACATTTAATCAATTAACTTTACAGGCATCTTCAGCTCTCACCATAACTTCCGCTACTAATTCTATCCGCTTAGAAAATAATGCTGGTCTGCAAGCAAAAAATTCAGTGGGTACTTATGAGACATTTATGTTCCCGCGATTTTCAGACAATGTCATGTATATTGACATGGGATCTTCGGGATTAAAATGGCGCCAAAATGGAGGTGCAAACGCATTAACAGTAGACGCTAGCGCTAACCTATCGATCGATGCGGGAAATATGACTGTTTCCACTGCTGGAAAAGGATATAATATCAAATCTGGTTCTAATGCGCGCGTAGGAGTCAGTGCGATTTTAGTAGCTGGAACCACAACTGTTTCTACAACGGCGGTAACAACTGGAGACATCGTTTTACTTACCTGTACGACCGCAAGTGGCACCCAAGGAATAATAACAGTTTCTATTTCAACAGGAGCATCTTTTACTTTAACGTCATCAAATGCTTCGGACACCTCCACTTATGCGTGGATAATTATCAGACCAACATAGAGAAAACTTATGTCACAATTTAAATTTTTTTCTGGGACCCCCCGGTTTATTCAATTTCAATCAAGCCCAACTAACGCTGAGTCATTAAGCGAAAATGATATAACTGCATTTAATGATGGTATTTTAATATTTGGATTTTGCAGAAATATCGCATCTATCTATATATTAGCAGCTATTGATTCAGAAACTAATTCACAAGAGTGGATTTTATATTCTGAGCAAATAGACGATATAGCTTATATTGGTATATTGCCTATTATTGATAAATTAAGATGGGCGACATCAGATAATGATAATCCAACATCTCAAGAACCACTGCCAGAGAATTTATTAACGGACTGGACATTTGGAATTTTATGGTGGAATAAAGACGGGAAAAATGTGTATAAACTAACGGCATATGACTCTGAAAATCAAATACAGACATGGGCACAAATTTTATAAAACTATTTAAATTAACTGAATATGATCCAATCCCAGACGGCGGTTATATTCAAACATAGAAACAAATAGTATAATATAATATTACTTGACCAAACAAAATAGGAGAGTAATATAGACTTAGGTAAAATTTTGATTGACTCAAAAAATCAATTGATTTGTGCACCCGCGACTTTAATATCGCAAGTCATGCGTTAGTAATAGACGATTTAATTATTCATGTAATTAAATCAGAGCTATATGCTATTGCTGTAAATATCATGGCTGAGATACACGAAGAAGCATAAACAGAGCAAGCGCAATAAGCATGAAAACGATTGATGACAGCGACATACCTGCGCCATCCCGCATGAATTATCTGTGGGAGTCGATAACCGGGGCGAGTTTCTGATCTCATTTTTTAGCATGATTTTGACAGCGTTGTAGTTATAAACTGTAATTATAAAAATAAAGGAGTGTTATTATGAAATTTTTTAAACTGGCAGAAGATGAGTTTCAGCATTTGGCAGCTGTATTGGGAGAATTCCCAGCAGCAAAAGTTATAAAGGCAATCGATATTTTGCGTAATTTGCCTGAGATAACGCATTTGTTTCAAAAAGAAGCTCCTAAAAATTCCCAACCCGCAGCCATTTGTAGCAAAGAACCGCCAAACGCATGATAAATGGATCAGCATTTGGCGAAATAACAACAAATTCATATGTGCGACAGCGGGAATTTGACGCGTATGTCAGATTTGCAGAAAATTCATCTGCCGAATCATCCGCAGCAGTCAAAGAATTAGGAGCTGTATGTGCCTCAATTAATTTATCATTAGCGCGGCTAGAAGACAGGCAGAATACTATTGTCAATATGTGCAAATGGATGACTACAGCTGCAATAGGTGTATTTTCGATGCATTTACCAACAGTATTAAAATATATATTTAGCTTATTTTCGTAGTAATTTAGAATTATTATGTTATAATTCCATACGCGATGGAAGCTAATGCCAGGGATGGCGCATTTATTTACTGATTTTACCTTATTTTAAGTTTCTATTGCTGGCTTGTACGTTTGTATGGTTTCTTCAAATGTCCATGCAACTGCTTCTTTTGCTTTGTTTATATGAGGTGGAACGCGTAAAAAATAATTTTTCCTACTTCCGTCCGGCTCTAGGGACGAATTTTGAACTTTTACCATGACAATAGCTTCATCATTTTTTAAGTACTTAATATAAAGTTCGAGAGGTCTTCCATATTGATCAATATCTACGTCTATCAATTTCGCGCCGGAATCTTGTAAATAGCGGCCAATGAAATCTCTATCATATTGGTCAATCATCACTCTTTTTATTTCAGAATTTTCTTCTATCTCTATCAATTCAATTGTTATTTTCTCTGGGAATTTAACAACATATTCGGGAATTCTAACCCCATGTATAGCATAGATAGCCCATCCATCTGGGTACATGCAAGCGGCATCTTCTATCGAATGAAGCCTACCATGTTCATCTCTATTCAATACACAATGACGTTCTGAAACCAAACAAATATTTTTGTGTGGCGAAGCCCCGCCAGCTGATTTAGCTAAGTCTATTAATCCTACTAATTTTTCGGTTTGTTTTTTCAATCCAACTACTTCTCTAAAATATTCATAAAAAGCTAACCAATCGGCGTCATGTTGGCCATACGCGGATTCACTCGCGGAATCCCACACGGAATCCCACACGGAATCCCCTACGGAAGCCCTCACGGAAGACCACACGTAAGAATTCACGCCTTCCCTCACGTCTTCCCACACGGAAGCACTCACGGAATCCCTCACGGAATCCCTCACGGAAGACCTCACGGAAGCACTCACGGAATCCCTCACGGAAGACCTAACGGCTTTCCTCACGGAAGCACTCACGGAATCCCCTACGGAAGCCCTCACGGAAGACCACACGTAAGAATTCACGCCTTCCCTCACGTCTTCCCACACGGAAGCACTCACGGAATCCATCACGGAATCCCTCACGGAATCCCAAACGGAAGAATTCACGGAATCCCTCACGGAATCCCTCACGGAAGAATTCACGGAATCCCTCACGGAAGACCTCACGGCTTCCCTCACGGAAGCACTCACGGAAGCCCACACGGAAGCCCAAACGGAAGAATTCACGGAATCCCACACGGAAGACCTCACGGAAGCCATCACGGAAGCACTCACGGAAGCACTCACGGAATGCAATCTATTTTTATCTAATATAATTGTTCTTACTAATTCCTGGCTAAAAGGAGACCCGCACCAAACTATTTTTTTAGGTTTTTCTATATCAGCTAAAATATATAATTCATTGATAGCCCGTTCTGCTATTTTTCTATTTGCTGGTTCTATTGACAGCCCTATATTTATCCATTTTTCACGATATTCTATAAATTTTTCTTTCTGCTCTTCAGATAAAATATTAATCAATCTATTACGCTCCTTATCCCTAAAGGACTATAAATTCGCTGTCTTATTACTTCATATTTTCCTATAGGCAAAGTAATTGTATCGTGCTCTTCGTGCTGTAATTTTGTGTCTTTAATTACAAGTAGGAAAAATCTATTGCTATATTTCCCTTTCATCAACAGGGCATTCCCATCGTATATTGCATGTTTATGTCCTGTAGACTCTCCATGCGCTAATATGATCGCATTTTCTATTTCTTGGCCTTCTGTTGCTTTATATTTTTTATCTTCTGTTTCAGGTATATCTTTAATGGGTTTAATAAAGATATCCCCTTGGCGATATGATTTCATTTATTTTATCTCCGATAGTTCTTCTATTTTTCTGATGCAGTCTTTATAAACCGTTATTTCATGAAATTTTGTAGTTTCTTCAAAAAAATCGGATATAACGATGACTGCCTTCTTGCCATCCTCAGTATTGCAAACAAATTTCACATACGTATTGAGGTGAACAGTTTCTAGCTCTTCAAAGAATCTCTTGAATTCAGAATTTTCATATTGCTTGCATGGAAATTGTATGGCTTCCGGCGCGAGAAAAACTTCTCGCTGTAGAGCATCTGATTTAGCCTCAATTTGCGCACGTTCCTCAGCTAGTCTGATTGCTTCAAGCTTTTGTTGTTCTGCAATGACAGATAACCTCTCTTCTTGTCGGATAACTTCCTCCTCCTTTATTTTTCTTTCTTGCTCCGCAATTGCCTCTAGGCGTTGTTTCTCAATTAGGCCTTCTTCAATTTTTTTATTTTCCTCCTCCGCAGCCCTGATTTTTTCTGTCTCAAGTTCCACTAATCGTTTTTTCTCATACTCATATTTGGTAGTTTCAAGAGCCAGGATGCTCTCAAATTCTTGGTCGCTCATTGTAATTACTGGTGGAAATTCTAAAAAATTTGCATTCACTGCTTGCAACGCAAGTACTCTCGACTGCAACTTAGCGGCGCGTGCGTTTTCTTGTTCTCTGCGAATTTTCTCTTTTTCTTCATCAATGGCGCTTTCTTGAATTTCGAGGTGATGCTCAATTGGTAAGAGTAGGGACGTGATGCGCTTGGCTTCTGCATCCACAGCGCGGCCGTAGGAAAGAGAATCTTCTTTTAGGGATTTTCTGATAAGCTCGATGTTGACACGTGCGCTCTTGACGCATAATCTCGCAGCTTTAACTGTTTGATAACCTTGCTTGTCATGAACGCCATTTATTTTGAGCGGCATATAGTCATTGCGCATCTCGGAAATTTTCGCATCGGGCATGTTGAATTTTTGTAATTCGCTATATATAAGGCTTGTTTTCATTCTTATAGTTCCTCTTTATTTAGTGACAATTCTTTTACAACATCGATACCCGATATCTTTTCAAACATGGTGGCGTCGAAATTTGGCAAAGTTAATATATGTCGTCGACCCGTATCATCTCAATTATTCCATCTCTAATATAACGAGTTATCCGAAAATTAGATTTTTCTGGTTTTTGGATTGGCTTTAAATTCTCATCTTTGACATTGTAAATTCCTATGGATTCACAATACACAAGCGTAAATCCTGGAGTGCTATCTAATTTTCCGATGTATTCTACCGACCGAGTTTGGTTCTTAACAAGTATCTTATCACCACGCTTGAATTCTGGCGGCTTTTCTTCTATTTTTTCTTCTATAGGAATAAGAAAAGAATAAAAGCTGCTTGAAGGTACCCACCCATCTTTATTGTTGAAATATACATCTGAATAAATATATTTTTTACCAACTACAGGTATATTGCTTATATCATTCTCCATAATTTTCAATTAAATTAATGTTGGCCACCATAGGCGAGGATTCTGGTATTAGGAGAAGGTAATGCAAAAACCTAATTTATACCAAATCTATGCGCCAACTGACGGGGTTATTCAAAATCGAGCTACTCACCGTCTAATGCTCGTCTGCGAATTTTCCATCATGGATAGAACTTGTTTTAGATAGTAAGTACACATGAACAACCGTTAGAATAGTTCATAAATCCATCTGTCATCTCTTGGCTGCCCTGTAAGTAATTTGAGCGGAACGTATTTCATATAAAAGTTTTATGCCAATTCCAACCATATTCAATAATTCTTTGTCACTTTTTGATTCAATTGCCTCTAAGGTATAAATCTCATACATTTTTAATATATTTCTTAAACGAGTTTTGAACCCTAGTATATCAATAGATGTTTGAATATCTATAGTTTCGGGTATTTTTTCTACCTCACTCCAAGAATTTTTATCGTTTCCTTTAAACAACAGGCTTCGGTCGTCGCACAAAGCAAAACATCCCCCATAAGAACCTGCTATTTGTATGATTTGACGTGACATTTTTTAATCCTCGCTCGGTTAAATTAATGATTTTTAAGTTGATACGCTCCAATAGAAATTCTAACTATCTTGCTATCTTTTTTACAACATAATTGATGAACATACGAATGCAATCGCCGCCTATCAACCGATAAGTTATGTAACCTATATAGCCCGACAGTTATTGCATTAAGAGAGAGCGTGCGGGAATGTTTAAAAAGATCTAGTATTTTTTCTTCCCAACCGGGATGAAATGGCGCTCTATTTAAAAATTTCAAATGTTTCCTAACTTCTTCAGGTAAGTCTGATAGGTCTTCTAGGTCAATGATATTCTTCCATTTCTTTAGGGAGCCATCTTTTAATTTTTGTTGTTTTTTTTCTGGCAATTTTCTATTTAAAACTACTTTCTTCATATGTTTCTCCTATTAATTAACGATAATTTACTTGCATTCTTAATAAAGAATTTCAATTCCATATCAATCTACTAATCTTGATTCTGAACGGATGTCTTTTATTTTTTACTATATATTTTTCAACAATTTTATCTACTCATTATCTACTTCTTTAGCCTTCAATTCGGCCAATTTATTCTTGTATAGTTCCCTAACTTTTATTTTGTCAGATTCCGGCAATTGTCTGGCGCAATCTGCAGCAACATCTAAATCATTCATGTCAGTTGCATCATTAATAATTGATTCAATATCCTGCAAGCTTATGCATAAATCCTGCAAGCTTATGCCTAATTTGATAGGATCTTCTAGCTCAGTCTCAGGCATAGATATTACTTCTTCCTCGTGCTCCTCGTCTGTTTTTTCAGTTGCAGATAGCCTTGCTTGCAGACCGATAACCCCAGGTGATTTATTCTTTTCCTCCACGCTAATGACAGAATAATGTTCTTTTGGTAAATCAATAGCCTCTTCTCTGAGAGCCAGTCCCTTTAACACATGAGGAAATAAATCCCTTAAAGTGAACCCGCGAGCGCGCATCTGTAGCATTCGATCAGGATATTGCTGCCAGGGGCCCCCTTTATTCCATAGAGCAGCGCGCTGAGCATCAGCAATGCTAAAGCTCCTAATCACAGTATCGCCACTCTTATTTTTTGCCTTACAGTAAGCTACCCTGGTTAAGCTTTTTATGTCGCCATCGGCCCACTCTTCGATTGATACGCAGTCTTCAGATGACCTAACAAGCGCTATTGCCATGTCACCCCATATTGAAGGTCGTCCATTAATAACCGAAATACTTTGGAGCGACTGCAATGCTGCAATACCTACCTCAGCCCCCATTTGAATCGCAATAAAAGTATCTTCCGGCTTTCCTCGATAATCCTTTGGGGCAAAATTGCTGTTAGCAATCATTGTCGCGAACTTAAATGCCTCATCAAATGATTTCGGCGAATAAACAAAGGGTATATTTTGTGTGTTTTTAACTGTTTCTAAGCTCATTTCTAGAACTCCATCATATTTAATCTGAAAACCCGAGAATCAACTTCATTAGTATATTTCTCAAACAAAAGGGGATATTCCTTACGAAATGAGCTCTGTTCAAGGCGCTTCGACGTCTGGTTTTTCCAGGTCGCCATAATAAATCCAGTAGGAGATATAAGTGATTCATAGTCCTGCATCTCTAGCATCATCTGTGTTTCGAAATGCTGTTTTTGTTGTGTCAAATTTTTAATCTGACGCTTGATGTCGCGAAGATTTTCAAAAATTCCAACAATTTCGTTTGTTGCAATTTTTGATGACCCATTACGTGCGTCTTTCCAAAGTGCGCGAGCATCATCTATTGTTTTTGCGTCTGGCGGAACTTCAGCGAGCACATTCCCATGCCAAAATTTTCGCTCCATTTCTATAACGTCTCTTTCCAGGTCAGGGTTCCTATGGTATGTATAAATAAATAGCTCTGGTCGGTCAAAAAACACAGCAACATCTACCTTTTCTGCGTCATACACGATTGCATAATGTATCATTTGCAAAAGTACATCATCTGGCATTTTATCTGTTCCAGGTTCACCCCATAATGGATTGACAAAGGTGCTCATATATTTAGCATCTACGATAATTTTATTGCAGATACCATCAAGATTTCCAAACATCCAGGGATATTCGCGGCTAAACTTCATTTCTGGCGAGCGAGCAATAGAATAGCCCGTAAATTCCTCATACAAATCTAGTATAATTGGCTCCATGATATGCCCGTGCTTCTGATTTTTCGTCATTTCTCTCGGTTCAGAAAGCCCCAATTTGTCAAGATATACGTCAACAGCTGTCCGATAACTTGAAAGTCCCGCGATTGCAGCAATGTCAGAGCCGCCTAACCCGCGCCTACGTTGTAATAATTGTTCTTCAGTTAACATTTCACTTCCCCTCTTCTTTCTGCTGTATTATTTTCTTGTAAATTTCATCCCGGTGTACCGAGATTTCCTTTGGCGCATGAATGCCAAGCCTTACTTGATTACCTTTGATTCCAAGTACAGTCACATTGATCTGATCGTCATTAATGATCACAGATTCACCGATACGCCTGGTTAAAATTAACATTTTATTATCCTCAATGTTGTTTAAATAATGCCGGAATCACACCGGCTATCCATTTTATTTTCCTAGATCAGTGGATTCTGAGCTCATGGGCATCACCCATCGCCATTACGAAAACCTGTTAGTAAAACGTAATGGCATTCACCTAGAAAATCCTATGAGTTATTTTTATGCTCTTCTTCTGTTTGAAAAAATAATTTAACCTATTTTTTAACTGGAATAATCCATTCAAGCCTATCTGCCGCTGTTTGATAATCTTTCCAGACCATAAAATACTCCTCTAAATAAGTAGTTTGACAAATAATGCAATGGCTATAGAAAATAAGGCCATAGAGAAAATGTGAACAATCATGAGAGCTCCGCGAATATGCGCTGGACAATCATTCACATTAAAATCAAATGTAAATTTCCCTAAAAAAACAATAAAAAATACAAGTGTAGAAAGTTTAAATAAAAACATAAATAATTTTCCTTAATGTTTGTAATGATGCTTTTCGCAAAACTGTTGCAACCTGTTGAACTGACGCGTTGTATAACTCAATGTACGTATTTCAAATCGTGTTAAGCCAATATTTTTTAAAATATCATCACACAATTCTGGCCATCTATACTCGATATATTGAACCATTTTTCTAAATTTTATACCTTTTTCTAGGCCGTCCTCTATTCCTTGAAGAGGGTCTTTTATTTGTGTAAATCGATTTAATATAATTTCTTTACTCATAACTTAATGCTCCGTATAAGTTTAAATTATGCCAGGATATCTCTGATATCCCTATACCTTTGATTGTTATCCTGCTGTTTGAAATCTTCATAATCAGAGGGGACCCCAATTTCTTTTGAAATAGATTGGATAGCATCTTCTAACATTTCTTCAAAACGTGATTTATGATTATGCAATACACAATCCGTTATTTCATTTGCTAGTCGGTATGAATATTCTATATCCCGAATTCTAACAAAGCTGCTCATCAATAACCGTGACGGCTCTTGAATATCAAAAATAGGTAGTTCTTCTTTTGGGATTTCTTCTAAATAAAGTGAAACTAAAGCTTGGCGATCTTCTTGCGTTAGCTCGTCAATTCTGAAGATTCCTTTATAAGCAAGCCCTTTTAGAAATTCGTGTGTTTCTGGGTAATATGACATTTTATTTTCCTCATGGATTGTTGATAACTCATGAGGAAATTGTACAACCAGTACAACCCTTCGTCAAGTAGGATTGTACTAAAAGTACAATATATTTTTTAATACTAGCACTTACTATTGATTTTTAAAGGTTTTTATTTTGAATCGGGAAGATGTTTTTTCTAATTTCCACCAAAACACCAAGTATTTCCATAGAGTTATCTAGATAAATAAGTGGATAACGGCTATCAAATGCTCTTAAGGTAATATCCGAACCGTCTTTCTGATATTCCCTTATTTTAACTTCTCCATTTGAAAACCCAACTAGTACTAGACATCCCACCTCAGGCTCGAAACCACGGGCAATAGCAACCATGTCTCCGGTAGATAAACTTAATGGGTTTTTATTATCAGACGACATTGCATCGTCTGTAATGCGCATAAACAACGACCCCTCGGGTAAAGCAAAATCCATAATAATACTCCTGTACTCTCCAATGTCGGGGAGCTTGGCATATTTAATATATTCATAAACTGCCAAACGTGGAACAAGGGGCAATTGTTGTATAGAGGCATCCTTAAGGGGCGCCTTTACCCCATTGTTAGAAAATCCATACATGAACCATCCAGGCGGCAATTCCAGAGCTTTTTCTAGACGGAGAAGCACTGCTGTACTTGGTGATCGACGACCATGCATATAATGGCCAATCATAGATGAGCTAATCATACATAACTGCCCAACTTGTACAGCGGTAAGATTTAATTCCTTCATCCTGCTCGTTATTTTGGCCGGAAAATTTATTGTCCAATATATATTTTTCATGACTATATTCTATTGACCCTATTTAATTTAACACTAATTTTTTATGTAGGCTCATTGACCCCCTATCGGTACATAATGTACAGTATCAAAATGACACTCACAGAATATTTCAAAAAAATACCGCTCGGGCTGCGTATAAAGGAGAAGGAGCGTATAGCTGAAACGCTCGGATTAACGCTGCGACACATCTACTCGCTCGAAACGGGAGCCCGATCCATACGTCCACATATGCTCATCAAAATAGAGCAGGCTACTAAGGGCAGCGTTAAACGCCATGAGCTCATGCCAGAGCTTTACGCAGGATACCGAAGAATAATTAAGTGAATATTAACACACCTTAATAATTTATTAAAATCCAGCAAAAACACGCCGACCAGTAAAATAAACTTAACCACTTGAATGGTAGTTCATTTTAATTACACCGGATCGGCGCCAATTCAGGCATTTTCTAAAAATTACAATATGGAGAACTCGTAAATATGAGGTACAAAACTGTTGATGTTCGCCTGTGGGGGGACTCCAAATTTAGGTCGCTTTCGGGCAGTAAACCGAGCGCTCAAGGATTATTTATTTATTTTCTCATCAATCCCTATCAACAGGCATTCCCAGGTCTATACAAAGTGAGCGAAACAGTGCTGATGGATGACCTGGGTTGGGGCGGAAGCCTTTCGGGAGGGTTTCGGAAAGCCTTTCGGGAGGTATTAGCGAAGGGCCTCGCAAGGTATGATTTCGATGCCCGCGTTTTGTTCGTACAGAACGCTATCCGGTATAACCTACCACAATCACCCAATGTTATCCGAAGTTGGGTGCGAAATTTTGATGAGATTCCAGAGTGTAAATTAAAAGTCATTGCATATCATACAGTTAAAAAAGAATTGGAAAGCCTTTCGGAAGGGTTTCGGAAAGCCTTTCGGGAAGCCTTTCGGGAGCCCTTCGCTAATCAAGAACAAGAACAAGAACAAGACCAAGAACATAATACTATCGTTCGAAACTCCGAGCCGACGAAAAAAAAATCTTCATCACCCATCTCACTTTTGCCAGAGGAGGAGGATGGGTACCAGCAATTCAAAAAAATTTATCCCCGGCAGGCAGGGTGGGCTGATGCAAAAAAAGCTTGGAGGCAGGTTGACGCTACGAAATCACTGCAAATAATCCTAAAAAACATAGCTGAAAGACAGGATTTTAAAACCAGGGAGAAAAAATTTATCCCACTTCCAGCCACATTTTTACGGGGAGAGCGATGGAATGATAAAGATTTTGATGATGAATTTACACCAATTGAATCGCAAGAAGACCCGCAAATTAAGCGCGTAATGGAGATTTTAGAGAAGAACAAACAGGAGGAAAAATACTGATGTCTGTTAATAAAACATATGAAATAAAGCACTTATCTAAACTTTATAACAAAAAACTTGACGATAATGTAATAGCTACTTATGTAGAAATGATAAGCAAATTCTCGGATGAATCAGTAAGAATTGCCTGCAAAAAAATCATCAAAGAGGATATCAGGAAGTACATGCCGCTACCCGTAGAAGTACTTAAAAAAACGGCAAAAATTGAAGAATGGCTTCGTACAAAAAGGCTATCAACAGAGATTTTACGCTGTGAATATCGCAATTTATCTGAAAGCGACGCTTCAAAACGGCTGTGTGAAAAAGTGGATGTCGGTAGCGCTGAGGCCAGTAGGTTAAACGGCTGGGGGGCATTGTGCCGTTGGCATTATGATGTAAAATATTGTGAGTATTGGGAGGGAAAGCATCCAGGGCACGAGGTGACGCGGCGCAGATTCGTGGACGACATGCTCAAAGCCTCTGAGCACCAAAAAAGCTTGGATGAGGAGAAAATCGTCAAGAGCATCCAAAACTCTGTCAAAATCATGCCAAAAAATGAGATCAGAGCATCGTTTTGATCAGGATCGTAGCAAATTGGTACAAGTATGGCTCTTAATTTTTTAACTGCGTAAAAATGGCCTTAGAATTGATATTTGAATATTGTACAGAATTTATACAAATTAGGAGAAAAATTTTAAATGCATCCCATCGTTTACAAAATTCAAGAACAGGCTTCTATAGAGAAAGATCACGCATCGAAGTCGAGTAGGGCAACCGATAAGCAACGTTACTTAGCGAGAGCTCAGGCATTTTTAGACGCTGCAAATATGCTAAAAAAATGGGAAAATGACCATATGGAGAAATTGAATGAAAAAAGATAAATTTTCATGTCCACGCTGTCAAAGCAAGAACACGAAGCGTGACGGTAGAACCATAAAAGGCTCTCAACGCTATCTCTGTCATGACTGTGGCATTTATTTCCAAGATCATTATATCCGTCTCTCTCGGAATACGTTTTTTAATCGATTTGAATTTATCGGACCAGAAATTAGCCATAAATTAGCCAGAAATTAATTAGCATAGATATGGCTATTAATGAGAGATGTGGTAGTGACTAAACGTTCATGAAATTTTATTAAGAGGCATAATTTTAAATGATTAAAAAATATCCTTGCTCGATGAAAATATCTCATCCAAAATATAAAAATATCAAGGTTTTTTATGATAACGTTTGGTTTGACTCAATACTAGAGGTTACGCGTTACAAAAAGCTTTCTTTTTTAAAATATTGTGAAAAAATTAAAGACCTACGTCTACAGCCTAAGTTTTTATTGCAGGAAAAATATGTGGATAGCATGGGCAATAAACATTCTGCTATCTATTACATTGCTGATTTTATATACTACGATCATGATATAAACAAGTGGGTGATTGAGGATGTCAAAGGAATGCGCACTGCAGTTTATTTGATTAAGAAAAAACTGTTTCTTAAAATATTACCTGACAATACGGTGTTCAGAGAGATTTATTTTAACCATAGGAGTAAAAAAACAAAATGAATAAGTATAGAATTCAATAAACTTCAGCTTGGATGTTTCAAGTATGTAAACGTAGCGGAATACAACCGCCATCGCCATATGGTGAATGTTGGATGGAAATATATAGTAGCAGAGACCAGAAAAACTGCGATGATTTTTTAGCCGACATTAAAGCCAATGGTGAGTTTCCTAGAATATTAACAGAGGTGGAATTTTAAATGTTACTAAATGATATGATCGAAAATAAAATATCTGGCATGGAAGACAATATTGGGTCTCTTTCTGAATTTATAGAGGGATATTTACAGCGGAAAATTGACTGCGTTGAAAAAAGATTAGAAATAAATGCTAGCTATGTAAATGGCAGCCATATAAAAATAAATGAGATTGAACGGAAAATAGATTCATTAATTTCTCATCTAGGATTGAAATTTGAAAAAATCCCTGCACAAGATGAGAAATTGAGAGTTTGCAAATTATAATCGTTTCGTTGCAATTAATGAATTGAAGGAAGAAGAAATAGCGCTTAGAAAAAATATTGAAAAAATTAAAAAAGAGCGGTATGCTTTTAAATAATTTAAAGAAATGGCAGATAGATTGAGAATCGGAATTGCAGGGATGAAAGAATGGATAGGCGAGAAGTTTTGTGAGGGAGTCGAGTTTACATTAGATAACCTATTTCCAAAAAGAGGAGGATAAAAAAGATGGTCAGAATTAAACTGTTCTATCAGGATTTGCAGAAAAAAAACAAGATCACGTATGAAATACATGTGCTTAATAAACTAAACCATGTCGAGGCTGTTGAGGTGGATGTTAATAAAAGCGATCTGGAACATCTTGCGGCTATCAAAGAAACACTTGAAAAGTTATACGTGAAAGTTGAAGATAGTCTTAAAAAGAAAGATGATGGAAAATAACGGAGAAAATTATGGCAAAACTGACAGCAAAAGCTAGAAAACAGATACCAAAGAAGGAATTTGGATTGCCTGGTGAAAAGAAATACCCAATGCCTGATAAATCCCATGCGGCGAATGCTAAGGCTAGAGCTACTCAGATGGTCAAGAAAGGAAAGCTAAGTGCAAGCAGTGCTGCCAAGATTAAGGCTAAGGCTAATAAGGTGCTGGAGAAGGAAGGTCATTGAGCGGGCGCGATAAATTTCATATTTCCGCCTGCCTTCCTTCTCTGGCTCACCGCTTGTTTATTTTCCGCATACCACTTCGTATATTTGTTGTATGGCTCAGAAGCGTGCCTCCCTCTATGTCTTGGCTTATATTCGTCCAGTGATTTTTGAGTAATTATCCACATGTTGCCCATTTTAGTAGCGTCGATATAGCCACTTGCGCATAGATGGATGACGTTTTGCTGGCTCATTTTTAATATAGGAGCCACTTCTTTGGTTGTGTATGTTCTCATTTGTAAAAATCTTCCTCCTCTATGATATGAATGCTATTATGCCCATTAAGCTTTTTTTGTTGGCGCATATCATGTAAAATATACCATGAGAAAAACACTTGAATCATAACGGAGATAAATAGCAGTATTAATAAAAAACAGTTTAGAATTAACATCGGGGTAATACCTCTAATAAATTTACTGATGTTGAAGATCCCATAGATTTACCAAACCACTTTATGGTAATCCTCACCATAATATGTTTATGTTCATGGTTATCCTTCTGATAGTTAATTAAATTTTAAAGGCTCGGCCATTTTATGATAGGTCTGCCATTCTCGGTAAATGGTTTTACTCTTTTTCCCTGTAAATATCTTGCATTTCGCCAACTAATCATCGCATTTTTTCGTTCTCCATTTTTTAACGAAAAACCTGCTCTATGTGCACACTGCAGGGACATTGTTATCTCGCCTTTACATTGTAAGGGCCTTCCATTTTTACCAGCTCTGAAGGCCGCTAATAACCTGGATATTCGTTCGGGATGATGTTTATTTTGCTCCATGTTTATGTCCTCTTTTCGGATGGTTTAAACAGTTGTGATTGACTGTATGGAGACATTATAGCTATTGATAAATAATTTGTCAATTAGTTTAATGCAAATAAATTAAGTATATTCTGGCTTGATCTTTTAATCTTGGTATGGTATACGGATATTAGCGTGTCAATAACCTTATTTGGAGATTTTGTTATGAATAGCATGGGTAAAACTAGAAAATCTGATGGAGTGAAGGGGAAAGGTAAGGGTGGGAAGAAAGGATGTTAGTAACAATCCCAATCAATTTGAGAACAAGATATGGCATTTGTTAAGGGTAAATCAGGAAATCCCGCAGGAAGACCGAAAGGAACGGCGCATAAGATAATCAACGCAATAGAGATCATGCAGGGTCAGGGTTTTTGTCCTATTTTGAAAGCGATTGAAATGATCAATGATCCTGAGGTACGTCATCGCGAACGTGCGGAATTGGTCAATAAACTTATGGATAAATACACACCAAATCTAAAATCAATCGAACATAGCGGAGACGTAGGCGCACAGTACGCGCTGAATATCATTTACCCAACGAAAGATGATCCCGAAGATCTTGACGAGAAATAATGTCATATTACATACTAAAATTAGAAGAGCTTGACAGTGCTCAATGGGCTAAGAGAGTAATACCGGACGTGCATTTTCTGGGTGAAGATAAGCTAAGAATGTATATACAAAGTCTACTTTTAGGCATTGAGTCGCAACACAATGAAATCGCAGAAGAGACGCGAGCAGAGTTTGAGAAAACTCATGGGAAATTGTTATTTTGAGATATCAGAAATCCAAATAACACTGTTGAAAAATCACACCAGCGGAGTTTGACTAAAGTGACGCGGCAAAAAGGAAACCCCGACCCATCGCAGCATGGATCTATCAAATTAACATCTCAGCTCATCAAAGGCGATCAAAAAACGCCAGATCACATTGAATATTGCTTGAAATTCTATGGAACACCTGCACAGATGATTTCTTATTGTGTTAGCACAGAAAAAGATAAGTCATGTGGCACAGAGGTCATTAATGCAATTTATTTGATGTGCGCGTCACTTCTTGAAAAGATTAGAGAAGCATCACAACTCCATTCGTTTATTGATCGGATCAATGATTGAACGAAACTTCGTGGCGAATAGTGTAGCTGCCGAATTCTTATCAACCAATAATCAGAACGTTGAATTGCTCATGGGTCCGGTGGGTTGCGGGAAATCCTCGGGCGCAATGATAAAGCTCTATTTAGATGCTGTGAAAAATAGCCTTCCGGGGCATGACGGAATTAGGCGAACAAAAACAGTCGTCACACGTAATACATATAGCCAGCTAGAGACGACAACGATTAAAACCTGGGGGAAATGGTTCCCAGTGGAGTCGTTTGGAAAGATAAGCGGCGATAGCCCCATGACACATACAATACGTATGCCAGGAATTGAGTGGGACATCATATTTTTAGCTGTTAATTCTCTAGATGATTTAGAACGTCTAAAATCATTAGAAGTGACAAATGCTTATGTCAACGAAGCACAGTTCATTGGCGATAAAAAAGTTATTGAAAACATCCTGGAACGCACTAACAGATACCCAGATAAAATGTACGGTGGTGGTCTTGGAATGCCGAAGCTGTATATGGACTGTAACCCTCCCAGTCAGAGACACTGGATATATAGTACATTTGAGAAGGGATCAGTTCAAGGATGGAAAATATACAAGTATGAGCCAGCGCTAATTGAAGTTGAATCGACCGACAGTGAAGACTACGCAATTGACAGAGACGGGAAAAAGTGGGTTAACAATCCTACTTGTGATTATAGGCAACAACAGAATGATTCCAATTACTGGCTGCATTTGGCGCGAGGCGCGAGCAGAGAATACATTCTTGTTAACTTATGTGGACAGTATGGTGTGATAACAGAAGGCCTTCCCGTACATCCCGAGTACAATGATACGCTGCATAGATCATCGTCGCCATTGCAGGCAAATCCACTAGTTGAGATAGGGCTCGGTTTCGATTTCGGATTAACACCTGCCTGCGCAGTTACGCAGCTTTTGCCCAGTGGACAGTTTGTTGTCTTGGCTGAGATACGAAGTGACCGTAGTGACTTTCAGGGATTTCTAGAAAACGAAGTCATCCCATTTTTGGACAGGCATTATCCTTGGTGGCGAAAAAACTATGTTTCTGTTCATGATCCGGCAGATTCGGTAGGAAACCAGGGAAATACGAATCAGAATATCATGCGATCAGCTGGCATAAATTCATATCCAGCAACTACAAATGCAATGGCGTTTAGGCGCGCATCTTTAAAATATTTTCTGACCAGGGCTCCGAATGGAAACCCTGGTTTCCTGTTGAACTCTCAGCATGTTGAAATGTTACGAGAAGGACTGATGGGGGAGTTCAAATATCCGCTAATTAAGTACACAGCATTAAGTGGAGATAAACAATTTCAAGAAAAGCCGCTTAAAAATATGTGGTCTCATATCTGTGAAGCATTAGAATATATTGCAAGTAATTATGCAAGAGTTGCTAAAGAGCATTTTACTGATGAGGCAAATAATGCCTATACAATCAACACCGGATCCTGGATGTCATTTTAATGCAAGATGCGCATACTGAAATATTTACGACACAACCAAAAATAAAGAACAGCCAGCGATCGAAAAAATTAAAAGAGCCAGAGAATGTTTCGGATAAAGATGATGGCGATTTAATCAATCAACTCAAGAAGTGGACAGACGATTGGTATAGTTATTGGAATGAGCCAATACAAAATGCACGTGAACTATTGTTATTTCTATTTATTTCACAGTGGGATCCTGAAGTTAAGCTGCGCAGACAAAACGCTGGCATACCAACACTTTCGTTTAACCATATCGCTCCGATGATTGATTCAATATTGGGTGAGCAGAGAAAAAATAGCGCACAAATCTCGATAATATCTCTCGATCAGGATGACACGCAGAAAAAAACAGACTGGCGAACAGACCTAATGCGGCAAATATGCTATTCATCACAGGCTGATAACCATTTTCAGATGGCGTATTTTCAGCAGTTAACCTGTGGATGGGGATTTGTTCGTGTTTCTGTCCACTACGAGGGAAATGACACGTTTCGGAAGTGTGTGCGGATTGGTGGAGATGCTGATTACCAAAAAGCATTTTGGGATCCAACTGCGAAAGAGAAGCATAAACAAGATGGCGACTACTGTGGGATCTATCAGGTCATGTCTATGGATGATTTCAAGCGAGATTATCCCGATATAGCGAATCCCGTTAGCGCAGGACAACAGACATTTTTTAGCTGGCAGACGAGAGAAACAATCACCGTCTGCGAGATTTATTACAAAGATTACTACAAAAAAACAATAGTGCAGTTATCAGATAATCGTGAAATGGAGTTGTCAGATGCTAAAAAACTCATAGAAGCGCAAGCGTCTGAAGTCGCTGAAGACGAAATAGAAACAAACGACATATTCCTTATGCAAATTGAAAAGCCAGAACCGTTGGAGATTATCAACCAGCGTGACGTTATGTGCTACAAAATGAAACATGTTCGATATGTTGAAAATGCATTAGTTGATAAAACTGATTGGCCCGGTAAAATGCTACCTATCGTATTTTTCCCAGGCCAGATTGCGGTAATTGATGGTAAGGAAAACCCGATTAGTTTTATCAATAATCTGCAAGACCCACAGCGATTGTACAACTATGTGATGAGTGAAATGGCAACTGGGATGCTAAATACTCAGCGCTCGAAGGTTATTGCAACACCTGATATGACGAAAGGACATGAGCAAGCATGGCGTCAACCGCAAAAAGTTCAAGGTGCACTACATTACAACCCAGACAACAGAACTCAGGCAGGAAGACCAGAATTTATTGATCCACCACCGTTTAATCAGGCGCTGATCGGATTACAGCAAATCGCGAACCAGGAAATGCCCACCATATCGGGAAGATTCGAAGAAAACAGAGGACAGGAAAGTAACGCGGTGTCTGGTAAAGCAATCAAAGCGCGTATTAGTGTAGGGAACAATGTCGTTAATGTATTTCACGACAACCTACTTAGCGGTATTGAGCAAGTCGCGCGCGTAGGGATGGACTTGCTTCCACATGTTTATATCGGAGAGCGAGAAGTTATGCTGCGTGAGATGGATGGAACGTCATATAAAATGACGATCAATAAGGCTACAGGACGATATAAAATGCCGAATGTCGCTCAAACTATGAAATTTGAAGATTTGATAGACAGTGCGGAAGAAGAGATCGAAAACAAACTTGATGATGGCGAATTTAATATTGAAGTGAAAGCAGTTGGAAGTCTCGACTATCAGAAAGAAGAGTCTATGAATTTCTGGCTGAGCATGATGTCGGTTGACCCAAGATTCCCAGGACTAATGGCGGATTTGGTTGCTGAAGAAAGCGATGCAACTAAAGCAAAACAAATATCTGAGCGTTTGAAAAGCATATTGCCGCCCGACATCTTGGCTAAAGAAAACGGACAACCACCACCACCTCCGCAAGCAGATCCTGCCGCACAAATGGCGCAGCAGAAAATGCAGTTAGAAATAAAGAACATGGCGCTTAAAGAACAGCAAATGCAGGTTGACATGCAGATGAAGCAAGGTCAGCAGCAGATTGATCAAATGAGTATGCAGAACGATCGCATGAAGATGATTTTGGATGCTCAACAGAATGGATTAGATGCACAGGTTGCTCGTGAACAGGCAGAAGCAGACATACATACAACGCATGTAAAAGCCAATGCCGAGGTAGAAAAAGCCAATCTTGCGCGCGATACTGCGCACATAGTACATCACACGCATAGGATGAAAGAAATTAGTAAATTACAACAAAACACAGGATTTAATCAATGAGTGAAGAAACTGTCCAGTTGAATATTAGCGCTGAAACATCGGACGAAACTAAAGCGTCGGCAGTACATGCTGATGCAACGCAAGAACAGGACTTGGCTAGTGTAACCAAAGAGGCTGCCAAAGAAGAAAAACCTGCCACGGAGTTGCCGATAGAAGAATTACCGCTGCCGGATGTGGAAGGTAATGAAGAAGAACCTGTCCAGCCTAGACCTAAATCTAAAGAGGAGCGGTTGTTATTTAAGAAACAGCGTGAGTTAGATAGAGAGAGAATAAAAGCGCAAGAGTTAGAGCACCAGTTACATCTACAGCAATTTAAGCAAAGTAGACAGCAACAAGATTCGCCTGCGCAAGATTATTCTGATGTTTCACGTGAAAATTTTTCAAATGAAGAAGATTGGATAGCTGCTATTACTGACAAGCGATTACAGCAGCGAGAAGAAGCGTCTAGATACCAATATCAGCAAATGCAGCACCAGAAGCAGCAGGCTGAATTTGTGGCCAAGATAAATGAAATAAAAGATAAGGGCGTTTCAAAATATTCTGACTTTGATGACTTGGTTGAACCACTATTCGATCCGCGCGGAAATTTCCCAAGAAATGAACCAATGGCCGCAGCGATTGCAGATTCAGAATTTGGCGATGATATTTTGTATTTTATGGGTAAATATCCTGACCAAGCACGTGAGTTAGCAAAAAAGCCCCCGGTACAGGCTATTAAAGCAATTGCCATTTTAGAGCAGCGCTTCCGAGAAAAAAGAAATTCTGCTCCAGCTAAGGCGTCTGAAAAACTTATTGAGCCATTGAAAGGAGGAAAGCATGTCAGCCCTACGACTACTTTGATGAGCATGACTTCAGAACAAATAGATCGGATGAGCATGAAAGAATTTAACGAACGATGGGGTAGAGAGAATCCTAAAGGAACGCATTATTAAAGATTAAATTTAGAAAAGCCAGAGTAACACCTCCGCAGGTGTATAAACCGCGAGCCTATGCCCTCCACAAGGGCAGTTAAGCCAGATATCAACCTGGTTTGTGTGTCAACCGTTGGCGACGTGTAACAGCCGATAGCTGACGCGTTTACGCGTCAAATTTGACACACAAATACAGGTGATATTATGTCCTCCAATATTTTTCAAAATGAAACGCTTATCGCAAAGAAGTTTTTGAGCGAATTCGAAAACAACTTGGTTTTCTCAAAAACAATCAATCGTCAATTCGAAGATACCTATTCTAACAATACTGGTACAATCATCAATATCCGAAAGCCAACGCGATTTTTCCCCACTACGGGCCGAGATATTACATCTAACATACAGACTATTAAGCAGAGAACAGTCCCATTAACGATCCGTTATCAAGACAACGTCGCGATGGAGCTAACATCACAACAAATGGCGTTGAACATGGACGATTTGACGCGTGAGGTTATCTCTCCAGCTGCTTTGCAGTTAGCCAATAAGGTTGATATGCGAGCATATGATACGTCTCTTGGGATTTATAACGCTGTTGGTACAGCAGGAACAGCGCCAAACAGCTTTGGTGTAATAAATAACGCAAGGACCCTTCTTACGTCGCAAGGTGTTTTACTCAAGCCTCGCTATTTCTTATTTAATGTTTTAGATGGAGGAGCGGTCTCAGCTGGACTTCAAGGCCAATATAACTATCAAGAATTCAACAAAGAAATATTGGATGAAGGTGTCATTGGCCGTATGGCTGGATTTGATATGTATCAAGTTCAGAA